GGTCCCGCCCCGGGCGTCCTTCTCGAGGAACTGCTGAGAGGCGATGGCGAGGCGCATGGAGTTGATCGTTGCGCCTGTCGCCGTGCTGAGGTCGGCGTAGAGGTTGCTGGGGTAGACGTTGTTTACGACGGCGCCGATGGATGTGCCCCCGACGTAGGCTTGGCTTGAGGCGTCGACGCCGAGGCCGATGTTGGCGCCGATGGCGGCGCCAGCGGTGGTGAGGAACTTGAGTGTCGGGTTTGCGCCTGTGAACAGGTTCGTGGAGTTGGTTTTGACGGTGGCCTGTCCGCCCATCGGGAGTGTGAGGTCGACGCCTCCCTTGAGCGGCCATGGGCGCGCGCTGGTGAAGTAGTCGTGGCGCTTGTTACGCCTCAGGAGGACGTAGTTGCCGACGCCTTCGGCGGCGTCCCCGGTGTTCTGGGGGACGTTGTTTTGGAGGTCTTCGTCTTTGAACCAAGTGTTGTAGATCGCGTTGTATCCGCGCAGCGGGATGGCGTTGACGCTGACCGTGGATCCGCCTGTGACTTGGCCGACGGTGGGGAGGCCGAAGTAGTCGTAGACTGTGGCGATTGCGAAGCCGTTGGCTCCTGAGACGACCTGGGGTACGGTGTAGCTGATTGAGTCCGCGGGGTTGTCTTGGGCTCCCATGAATTTCTGGAAGTTGGCCCAGACGATCCGGGTGGGCACGAAGAAGAAGAAAGTGCTTACCCGGGCGTTGTCCATGAGAGGGAAGAGGAGGTTGCTGAGTCGGGCGAAGACAGTCATTTCGCCCTGGTACGCTCCCCCTGGGAGGACTTCTTCGACGTGGATTGGGACGAGGTAGCCCATGTCGAAGGTGCTTTTATGGCTGTGTTCGGTGAGGAACACGGACCGTGGGACGTCGCTCCGTGGGACCATCGCGAAGTGCGAGGGGTCGACGGAGGGTAGGCGTTGGTTGAGGTTGGCCATTAGTTGGTTTCCTTGTTGGCATCGAGCCAGTCCTGGCCTCGTGCGATGGTGATGGCCTCGAGTTCGTTCGGGACCATGTAGCCGTCGTTGTCGATGGTGCCGATCTGGATTAGGTCGTAGTCGCCGCGGTGGCCGGCGATGGGGGAGTCCTTCTGGGTCAGGAGGTCGTGGAAGGCGCGTCGTGCCACTTCGTCGTTGGCGCAGCGGATGACGCCGCCGAAGATGTCGCGGGCGACGCGGTCCATGACCGCGTAGAGCTTGGTGTAGGTCTTCGGCATGATGTCTGGCATGTGGTCTCCTAGAGGGGACGTTGTTGGGTGTGTTTCGCTTTGGCGTGATGTATGATTTCAGCGGCCGTAAGGTCGCGTTGTGTTCTGGCGTGGTTGCCCGCCAGGTAGGTTGCTTGCTCTGCGAGCTGTGGATCTATTTTGGCTAGCTGTTTTTTGGTCGCTCTTGGTATTCTATTTTTCCTTGCGTCTGTGATTAGGTAGCCGTGTTGTAGATCCGTTTTGTATTTGTTGACCCACTCGGTGCCGAGTGGTGGTTTGGTGCTGGCCCTCAGAAAGGGTTGTGCCAGCTTGTTGCGTCGTTCGGCGTTATTGACGCGCCGGGACGCCATCTTTTTTAGTGTGTATTGCGCGATGTAGTTCGCGCTGGCGCCGGTCACGGTGCCTATTTTGTGTCCGCCTTCTTGCCAGATTTTGGCGAGCGTATCGCTCTCGTATAGGTCGGTCCCGACCGCTTTCTGGTCTTGGAACGCGCAGTTGAAGAGGAGGACGTGGAAGTGAGGTCTTTTGGTTCGGTCTCCGTACTCGCCACACGCCAGGTATCGGAGTCCACCTTCTGGAGTGTGTGCAATAGTTGCTGGGGGTCCGGGGTGACCCCGGCGAGGAGATCCCTCAAGAGTCTTGCGTAGCCTCTTGAGGAATTTCTGTAGGTCTCCGCTTTCGAGCGATGCATCGCATCCTCTGTGTGGGAGGTGGTCGTCGTCGTAGGTGAGTGTGAGGAAGCATTTGTTGTCCCATTGGGACGCTTCCATGACCGCGCGGCGTGCCCAGTCTGCCGCGTGGTCTGTTTTACAGCCGATGCAGGTGCCGCATGGCACCTTGCCGGTCTCGTTGGCGCTGTAGCCGCCTTGGCGTTTCTTGGCCGATCGTGGCCAGAGGGTGATGGCTCCCCCTGGCCTGTCCTGGTGGATTGGGATCGGGTGGTAGCAGGCCATTAGAGGCGGTATCCGCCGCGGTGGATTCCGAGGTTCTTCGGGTGGGTCCTGCTGGCCTTCTTGTTGAATGAGCGGGTGGAGCCCGCCTTGTTGACGCCTGACCGTCGCATGGTGCCTCCTAGGGGGTGTGGAGCCCAGTGGGAGGATCCCTTCGGGGGTCCTCGAGGGACCCGTCCGGGCCGCTGGGCGCGGCCCTTAGCACATATGTTACTTGATATATATGTGCTTGGTGACACCTTTTTTCAAGGTGTCTTGTCCCCCTGAGGGGGTTTCGGGGGTTGTTCGGTGGACGTAGGGCCTGTGGCACCGGTCGCAGGGGCAGTAGAAGCTGAACCCGTTGGCGTTCCAGGTTGCGCAGGTGCGGCAGTATCCATCCGTGTCAGTAGGCCGAGTCGTAGAGCCTCCTCTGCGTTTTCGGGATCGTTGACGAACTGCCACAGTTCGTTCGGTGAGTTGTGGAACCTCTTCCTGAGCTTGGCGGGCAGAGACATGAAGTTGTCTCTGGCTTGGCGCTGGTACTCGAGTACGTCCCGGAGGTCCGGGTCTGCTGTGGTGTCCCTGAAGTGGGACGCGTCGAGTGTGCCTAGGGGGATCTCGTTCAGGCCGAAGCGGCGGGCGATGACGTTCAGGTCCGCGTCCTGAGTGAAGCTCTGTTGTGTGAGGCTTTCGTCTTCGCAGTTGAGCGCGGCGGCGTTGCCTTCGCGCTCGTCGGCGTCGAGGTCGTACTGGTGGCGCCAGTCGAAGCGTGGTCGTGGCTTGGCCATGTTACCTCCGGTAGATGTTGGTGGTGTTTCCGCCTTTCGCCCACTTGGCCGCGGCGTCGGCCCAGTCGCGGGCGCTTTGCATGTAGGGCTCCTTTTGCCCGTAGGGGCCCGCGTAGTATTTGGCGTAGGCGCGGGCTTGCGGTAGCTGTAGGCCCTGTAGCTGTGTGCCTTGGCGGTAGCGCTTGATGATGTCGGGGCTCAGGTTTCTGAGGTTGCCTTCCTTGAGCCTCATGATCTGCCCTCTCGTATCCTCGTTCTGCTGGGCGAAGTTCGCCTGGGCTCGCCGGTAGGCGGTGGTGAGGGCGAGGTCTTCGCTCTGGTTCTCGAGGAGCTTGGCTTGGGCGGTGGTGAGGCGGGTGCTGGCGCTCGCCTGTTTGGCATTGGCGTATGCTTGCTGGCCTTGGGCGGCGCCGCTGCCGATGTCTCCGAAGTCGGCGGTTTGCGGGTTGCCCCCGCCCTGGCCATAGGCCAGAGCGGGGTTGAGTCCAGCGGCGCGTTGGTCGTTGACGGTGTCCTGGTAGCGGTGTTTGAACGCGCTTCGGGCGTTGGTCTGGCTGACCATGTCTCCGATGAGGTTCATGCCGCCCGTGATGAGTGCTGGTAGGAAGGGCAGCATTAGAACCTCTTGAGGCCGGGGACGCTGTACGTCGGGAGCGGCAGGGTCCGCTTGATCCGGAAGAAGCTGTCAAAGAGGATCTGCATGTTGTTCGCGGCGACTCCGGCGGCCAGGATGCGGGATGCCGGGGGAGTGCTTTGGATGAACGTGGTGTTGAGTGTTGGCAGTGAGCTGAATTGCTGGGCGAGGTGCCACTCGTCGATGTTTCCGGCGCTGGTGCTGCGGAACAGCCCGCTGATCCGTGAGGGGTAGTACCGGTACTCGGCCCAGCGTTCCTGGTACCCGAACGTCTGGGTGTCGGTGGCGGTGCCGGTGACGTAGATCTCGTCGTTGCGGATCGCCTGTTCGCCGAGGTTGGCGAACGTGGGCCAGTAGAAGTCGAATCTGGTCTGGCGGGTCCACATACGGTGGAGCCCCTGCTGGTAGGTGAGGTCGGCGTCGACGCAGACGAGGCCGATGATGTAGCCGTGTTCGGTGGCGTGGTAGCTGAACGCGTGGTTGCCGGCCGCGATGGCCTGTCCTGCGAGTGCGCCGAGCTGCGTGGTCCCGCCGGTGAGTCCGGTGGCGCTGGTCTGTGGCATCGCTTGGGTCTGGATGTCGCTGACGCCGCCGCCGATGTATTCGGGGCGCTGGAGGCGTGCGTCTTCGGGGTGGACCCCGAAGTGGTTCTGCAGGAGCTCGGTGTAGCGGG